AAGCTATTTCCAACCACCATTAGAAAATATTAATAAGTTAAAAATAAAAATACGTTATCATAATGGTTTATTAGTTGATTTGCAAAATTATAATATTTCTATGACATTTGAAATAAATCAAATAAGAAATGAAATAAAAGATTATAATGTACGAACACCTTATTTAATGTAAAAATTAATTTAGTAACAAAAAAATAAATATTTATTTAATGTAAAATTTAAAAAGTTTCCAAAAATTATAATATATAAAATTTATAATATATTATGATTAAAAATGTTTTAAATAATGAACCATATATCTTTACTATAGATAATTTTATTAGCATTGAAGAATGCGAATATATTATTAATAAATTTAAAAATAATTTACAATCTGCAAAAGTTGTTGACTTATCAAATGTAATTTTGAAAACTAGTTCACGTAATAATGAAAATACTTGGTTTAATTATACTAAAGACCCATCTTTAAATAAAATTTGTACTTCTATTGCTACTTTAGTTAATAGTAAACCCGTAAATAGCGAAAGCTTACAAATTATACATTATAAACCAGGACAATATTATAATTATCATTATGATGGATGGATAAAAAATAAAGATTTTACTGCTGATCATAATTTAATTAAAGGACAACGTTTAGTAACCGCTATTATGTATTTAAACGATGTTGAAGAAGGTGGAACAACACATTTCTTTAAATTGAATTTGTCAATTAAACCAAAAAAAGGTAGTTTATTGGTTTTTTATAATACATATAATAATTCCGAAGAACTACATTTAGATACTTTACATGCGGGATGCGAAGTAAAAAAAGGCGAAAAATGGGCATGTAATTTATGGTTTAGAAGCAAACCTTATAATAAATGACTTTATAGTATAAGACCATTTACTTTTTTCTTATATTTATTATACAAAATATCTTCATTTACAAATTTATATGCATTTTCCAATTGAAGATCAAAACACTCTGCACCATTCGTAAAAGGATCGGGTTCCAATGGATATTCATATTCATTTATTATATCTCTTTCTATATCATAAATTATTATTGAATGATCAAATAATAATTTATAAAATTTCCCCATTTCTTTTTTGTATAACTCTAATAATAATGAATAGACCTTCTGTAATGTATCAAATAAAATTTCTTCATTATTATGCAATGAATATAATTCTATATCAAAAGTTTCGTTTACTTTATCTTTGATATTGTCTAAATCAATAGTGTAAAAGTCGCTATTAATTGAACCATAAGCATATTCTATTATGCTATATTTGAAATCTTGGAACCAATAAATCTTGTTTCTTATTTTGCGAAGAATATCAAATATTTTGTCTAAAATATCAAATCGTTTTTCATGAATTTTTATTTTTCCATTTCTTGGGCTATTCATCAAAAGTTCGTGGACATAAGTGTCAAAACAATCCATTTTTTGAAAGTCACCAAGAGATGACTATAATTACAATAATATAATATATAAAAAAATATATCAATTTTTTTATGAACTAACAAATTATGATATTGAATTAAAGTTGTTGGGTTATTAATCTTTTAGAACTCCAATAATTTTATTGCGATAATAATTATGAAAAGTATCTTTTTCTACAAACTTTAATTCATCATTTTTATAATTAATTTTTTTATTTGCAGATATTCCATATGAAGCAAAACAATAATTATCATTGTATATAGCATTTAGTTTTGCAGTTTTTTTTATAGATTTCTCTTTTTCTAAAATATATGTAATATTTTCATAATACATTTTATATATTTTTCCTGTTTCTTTCTTGTATAATTTTATTAACATATAATAAATCTTCTCTAATTTATCAAATAAAATTTCATTGTCATTCTCTTCATTTAATAATGAAGAGAACTTATTTGGATTATATAATTCATAAATAAATTCTTTGTCATTATTGGCTATATTTAATTGCTTGTTTACATTATGTAAAATGTGGATAAAATGTATATATTTATACTTTCCACCAATCCAATGAAAATATTCGTAACCCCAAGTATCTTTATTACGAATATGCATATTAAATTCACGAATCCAATTTTTTTTTAATTCTATATTTTTAAGGATTTTTAATATTTTCTTTAAAAGATTTTTTTTTTCTTTATGAAAATTGTAATATTTCTTAATCTTTGTATTCATAACAAGAACATGAACAAAATTGTCAAAACAATCCATTTTTTGAAAGTCACCAAGAGATGACTATAATTATAATAATATAATATATAAAAAAATTATATCAATTTTTTATATATTATAGTTATTATTAACTTAATTCTAAATCTTCTTCACTACTACTATTAATACTTCTATTAGTATTGCCATTATTAGTATTTTCTTTGGCATTGATTTTATCATTTTCTTTGTTATAACATTCCTCACATAATGGTACATATTGGGTAATTCCAATTAAAACTTGATTATTAAAATCAATAATACGATGACTATGTTTTGATGGAAATAAACAATTTTGAGTATTACATTTACCTGTTAAAATATGTACTTGATTAGCGTAAGGAACTAAATCTAATAAATCGCCAAATTTTTCTTTTTTATAATCATAGTCAAGTCCGCATAATACAAAATTTTTATTTAAAATATTTTTTGCAAAAATTATTAAATGAAGTAGATTTGGGAAAAATTGCGCTTCATTGACGAATATATATTTTGCTTTTAAAAATATAGGTTGTGTTGAAGGGTTATCTATAAATTCTGCTAAATCAGTAGTAGTATAACAATCTACGCTTAATCCATCATGTGATATGACTTTTGGTTCTCTTGAATATCTTTTATCATGAGTATAATTTAACATTATACATTTTTCTTTTGTATAAGTTTTTACATATGCGTTATAACTATGAATTAGTTTTGTTGTTTTACCCGAAAACATGGGTCCCATGATTAAATTAATAAATGGCTCTATAACATTTATGGTATTATTGAGACTATTATCCATTATTATTAAATTATATTATAAGTTATATTATTTAATAATTAGTTTTTAATATTTTTAAAATATCAATTTTTTTAAACTACTTATTAAAATTTGTTATTATATGATTATGATTATATGATTATATGATTATTTGTTTTTATTTATTTTTACAATAAAATTTTTCGTGATAATATGCATCTTTTTTTGTATCAAATTCTTTATAACAATAAGAACAATAGCATACATGATTTTCTTCTTCTTCGTCACTATAATCGTCTAGGAGAATATTTCCATAAATATCTTTTGTTTCATAGCAATTGTTAGCAAAATGTCCTGTTTTTTGACACCTAAAACAAGCATAATTATTTGATTTTGTTGCTGTTGTTGTTTTTGTTGATAATAATTTTTTGTCTTTATAATATCCTAATCCTTTAATTCCATTTTTGAATAAATATCCTGGCTTTTCACCTTTAAACTTTTTTGCCGCAATAAATTTTTCTAATGTTAATGAATCTATTTCGTGTGCCATATAAATAAATGCTTCACTATAAATACTGCTATTTTTAAGTCTTTTAAAAATTTAAAATATCAATTTTATAATCAATGTAAATAAAATCTAATTTTTAAATAAATAACTATATTAATGGATACTAAATTAGCAAGAAACTTGGGGTTTTTTGACATATATCTTTTTTCATTAGGATATATTATTGGTGCTGGATTATTTATCTTAATAAATAAAACAGTTAAATATTCAAAAGAATATACTTGGTTAGCATTTTTATTTGCAGGAGTAATTTCTATACTTAATGTTATTACATATATAGAATTTAGCAGTGTATTTCAAAAAAATAGCGGTGAATATGATTATATAAGCTCTACATTGGGTAATAATATGGGGCTATTTGTTGCAATATTAGTAATATTTATTTATATATTGACAAATACTACAACTGCTTTAAGTTTTGGTGAATATATTAATTCTATAACAGGCTATAATAAAACAGCAATATCTGCATTATGTATTATTATTTTTTCTATAATAAATATTATTGGCATTAAAATGTCGTCTAATGTAAATATTTTCATAACATTTTTAGAAATAAGTGCAATATTAGGTATAATAATATTCGGATTTTTATATATATTAAAAAATAAATCTTATATTAATTCCAACAACATAAATAGTATAAATAGTATAAATAGTATAAATAAAACGACAAATTTCAATTTGAGTAATATTTCTTATGCTACTTTTATTGCAATGTTTGCTTATGGGGGGTTTGAGACGACTGTAAAATTAATAGAAGAAGCGAAAAATCCTAAAAAGGATATACCTATTGCACTTGGTGCGTCTATATTAAGTGCTATATTACTTTATACTTTGGTAACATTTGTAATAACACGAATATATAATTTTAAAAATATAAATTCTTCTTATACGCCATTAGCAGATATTGCAAAAACATTATTTGGATCAAGTATGTATTATATTTATATTGCAATTGGGAGTATATCAATATTAAGTAGTATATTAATTAGTACATTAGGAGGTTCTAGATTATTACATGGTATTAGTGATAAATATGATTTTTTGAAATTTTTGAATCCCGTTGATAAAAATACAAATACTCCAATAATTAGTATAGTTTTTATATCTTTATTATCAATATTATTATTGGTTATTAATAATGTGGAAAATGCAGCAGCATATACCAATTATTTATTTTTTATAGTTTTAACTTTATTAAATATTTCATTAATATTATTACATTATAATGAAAATTATAAAGATAAATTGAATTTGAGTATGGTTGGAGGACTAAATAGTAAGTTCCCAATAACACCTGTATTGGCATTATTTGTTAATATTAGTATGTTAATTTTTTCGTATAAATTTAAAATAACTAAAATCTTGAAGTGATTGGTTAAAAATTTTTGTATACATTTAAAATTAAATATAAATCTTTAAGTTATTTTTAAAAAATTGATAATTATTTATAAATTAGTATTTAAATTAATAAATACTAATTTATAAAAAATGTTAAATGTATTAGTTTTAACCGTGCATGCAATGAAGGTTCCTTATTATTATAATCCAAAAATGCATAGTTTTGGTAATATTGGATTAGGAGGAAAATTACATGCGTTTATGGCACCATTTGCTACACGAGGGATTGATATATTGCGTTATGATGGTAAAAATATTAGAGAAGAAATTATGCAACCTTATATTGACGAAAATAAAACTATTTTAGATTTATGTTGTGGGGTCGGTATTTCTACGGCTGAGGGCGCAATGGGGATTGATACTTCAGATGAAATGTTAAACGTGGCTTGTAGTCTTCATACTAATAAAAATAAAAAATTCTATTTTGCAAATGCAGAAATAGTTAGACCAAAACAATCCATAGATATTGTAACATGCATGTTTGCTTTTCACGAAATGCCTTTAGAAGCACAAATAAAAGTGATTAATAATGCAATAAGAATTGCAAATGAAGAATTTATAATTGTTGACATTAGTCCCAATTATAAAAATAAAAAACCACCTCAAATTATGTTAGCTGGTGAACCATATTTAATTGATTATTTAAAAAATATAGAAAAAATGTTACAGGATTTTGAAGAAACGATTTATGTTGCAAATCATGTTCATGTGTGGAAATATAAAATTCCAAAAAAACAAAAAGTTCAAAAACAAAAAGTTCAAAAACAAAAAGTTCAAAAACTTTTATTTTAATAATAATTTATCATTATAAATTATTATATTATATAAATGGAAACGATTTATGTAACAATTTTTTTAACAACATCTGCAGGTGTTATCGGTTTTTTATTGCGTATGTTTATGGATAATATAAATGATGTATTAAAAAATAAAAGATTAAAAAGAACGGAACACATTGAATTTTTACTTTCAGAATTTTATATGCCAATATATATTTTATTGCATAGAGAAAATATAATATGGGATAAAATTATAAATTATCATATTGGAGATCGTGAAATTATTAAAGAACTAGATAATGAAAATTTAAATAATCATTTAGAAATACAAAAACTAATAATGTCTAATATGGCAAAAGCATCTCCAAGAAATGATATTGCTGAACAATTAATAAAATATGATGAACATGTTACAATATTTAAAACATTAAGAAAAATAGGTTCTAATGATTTTCCTATAAAATATAATTCTGAATATCCAACACAATTATGTAATTTAATAGAAAAAAGAATGGAAGAATTAAAAGAAGATAAAAGAATATTATTAGGTTTTTTCGGAAATACTCCAAATTTGTATATAAGAATTTGCAATATGAAAAAATTATTTTATAGTAAATTTAATACAAATAGTAGTCAATATAATAAATCTAATAATATTACTTCACAAAGTAGTCCATTTACGTTAGATAGAGTTATTACAGATAATAATATTGATAATGAATTAACAAATCAAACTAGTGATAATAATAATGATAATGTATAAATTATAAATTATAAATTTATAATCACAATATATTATATTAATAATTTATACTAATCAAATAATAATTTATCAATAGTAGTTCTTACACAAAACAAACGATGTAATATTATACCAGCAATAAATAATAAAAATAATATAAGAAAATAATTATTTTTTTTATTAAAACTATATATTATATATGCTGCAATAAAAGTCAATAATACATCAATAACTGCTATATTAAAAAGTCTTATACTATGAACACCTTTTCCAACTTTACCTAATACTTCTTTGTATTTACAAAACATAATATATATATATTAATAATTATATATATATTAATTATTATTTAGTATAATTTATTTTCTTTTAATTCCTACTTTTCCTCCTCCTTTCATAGTTTTTCTAAAAAATATTATATAAGCAGCATAAAAAATTATTGCTAAAAATATTACTTTCATTAAAGCACCAAAAAATCTTGAAAATTTACAATACCAAGTATTGTCTTCCGCCTCACATTTATGTACATCAAAAAAACCAAATGTTAAACTACCCAATAAACTGCCTAAAAAATTGTTATTGTCACTACTTAATATACTTCCGCCTCCACTCCCACTTCTACTTGAAGAAGTAGATCTTCCACCTTTTGCCATATTATAATAATAATATATAAAAAATATTTATAATATGAAAATTTTATAAATATTTTTATATGTTTTGGAACGCGTTTTTAACCCTTGATAACCAACGCGTCCATCAGTTGCTTGTACAAGCCATCAGGAAGGTCTTGAGAGTTGTCAAACAAAATCTCTTGGATTTTCACCAAGGAGTTGGGGACTTTCTTTGCAACGTTCGTGATAGCTTGCACAGGTTGCACAGGTTGCACAGGTGCAATCACAACGTCATGAGTCATAAATGTGACTCCACCATCACGACCACGAGCATCTATGACCTCTGTCTTGATACCCACTTGAGACGCGTCTCCCTGTGCAAGCAACCGAGCCCTTTGTTTGTTTGCCCTGAGAGCCAAGTTTGCAACACGAGCATAGGAGATCTTCATCTCCGCTGCCTCCCAACTGGATCTGTTGCAACTCCGAGAGTTGTGACCCATTTCGCGGCAATAAGAGCAACGAATGGTCATTTTTTTTTGGCTTTGCTTGTTTTGGTTGGTTGCTTGTTTTTTGGTTTCATATTGTCAGAGTTATTTTTTTCCTATTCAATTTTTTTGAGAACCCCCAAAGTTTGACAACCCACAAACGCTGTGACTCTGTGGCTCTATGAGTTTTCAAAATTTTAATAGAAATATTTTTTACAACAATTAATCACGAATTGCCCCACCCTTATAATCTGGCCAATCAAAATTATGATTTAAAGCATGTAAATCACTAACAGAGAAAGGATGTTCATTATATTCTAAATCCATAGCATAATATTTTAATAAATTAAATTTCTTTACTAAAAAAATAACACATACCATAGATGCAATATAATAAAACATTTTTAATTATATTATTACTAATTAAATTAATATTATTTTTTTAAATTATTTTTATAATTATTAATTGCCATTTTTATTGCATCTTCCGCTAACATAGAGCAATGTAATTTTACAGGAGGCAATTTTAAATGTTTTGCAATTATACTATTAGATACATTTTTTGCATCTTCAATATTCATATTTTTAATATATGTTGTTGCATATGAAGAACTTGCTATTGCTGAACCACATCCAAATGTTTTGAATTTTGCATCTTCAATTATATTTGTTAATGGATTTACTTTTATTTGGAGTTTCATAACATCACCACAAGCAGGTGCACCAACAAGTCCTGTTCCAATATTTTTAATTGATTTATCAAAACTACCTATATTTTGTGGTTTTTCAAAATGATTTAACAATGTTTTGCTGTATTTATTTCTTATAAAAAATTTTAATATACTTTTAAAAAAAATCATTAATATAATATATTAATTAATATTTTAATATATTATAAAAAATGAATGATTTAAGTAATTTTAACAAAATAAGTGATTATTTATATATTTTAAATGGAGCATATTTTTCCGATTTATTTATTATGTTTTTCATATTTTATACCAAAGATAAATATGGTTCATGGAACACATTACGTGACTGGTATAAAAAATATCAATTGGGGGCAGTTTTGGCAGATGTAACTATTATAATTTTGGGATTTATGTTAACAAGATTTATCATTTTGTTATTAAATATTAAATCAAATATATTCATATTTCTTGGAATATTTTTAGTTTTACAAATCATTCATGATATATTATTTTATTTATTTTTTATGAATGTACCAAAAAATACTAATGCTATGATAGATTTTTTTAAATTATATGCAAAAGAATCAGGATATAAAGCAATAATAGGAGATAGTTGGATGGTTTTTATTGCATATATGTCAGCAGTATTATTTTCAAAATTATCTATCAATTTAAATATTATATTATTAACAATTATGTTATATATAACTCCATTTTTTTTGAATACAAAATAAAAATCTAATTAATTTTTAAATATATTTTACACTATTTTTATACAAATAAGTAGTAATTAAAAATAAAAATCCTCCCCAAGTTAAATCTATTAATCCTACACTTATAGACCAATCTTTAAATATTGCCATATTTGTGGTTTCATATACAGCATAAATAAAGAAACCCAATAAAAACGCATCTAAATATGAACCATTTTTATAAATTACAAAATAATATAATGAAGAAACTAAAACAATATAACAAGCGACTGTAGGTATTAATTTCATTTTTAACGGACTACCTTGTATTTTTTTAACCATGTTTTGAAAATTATTGCTCATTAAATATAAAAATCCGGCATCAACTAAAACAAAAATAACTGCTAATAATATTATATCTTTAATCATACTTATAATATTATTATATATTTTATTATTTTATTCTTTTATTCTTTTTTTCTTTTATTTTATTTTGTTAGTCTTTTCTTCTTTTTTTTTTTTTTTTTTTTCTGTCTAATAATTT